GCATGCCCTGCAACATAGACTGTTGGAACTGCAACTGTTTATACGGGAAGTCCCTTTCGCTTTCAAACGCTGCAAGGTCTGCCTTGATGCCCTCAGTCTCAATATCGCGCTGTGTGGCGCCCGCGCTAGACATCATGCCTGCGATGTCCTTTGCCTGCCCGAACTCAGTGTTGAACTGGCCCAAGCCTTTCTCATAGGCAGACGCATACCCCTGGCCGATTGCTTCATTGGCCTTAGCCAAGAGATTGCGTTGCAACTCAGCATCCATAATGGCCTGACGCGAGCCGCCGAATGCACTTGCGCCGCCTGTTCCAGTCAGTTTGGACGCCTGATTCATCTGAGCAATCTGCGCCTGACGCTGCAACTCAGCCAGTTGGGGCGCAAGGACAGCACTCAGGTACGGGTTCATGTACTGAGCCGCGATCCCTGTTGGTTGTGAGGCGGTAGGTGATACCTGCCCGGTTGCCGTCATGGTCGGCAGGGTTGGTGCGTCAGTGGCTGTAAACGACTGACCAAGCCGCCCAGGGAAATCAAGCCCACCAAGCCCGGAGAACAACTTCTGCTGAAGCGGAGATGCGCCTGCGGTCAATGGCCCTTGATACGCCTGATAGGGCATGTTTGACAAGGCTTCCGTCTTGCCAAGCATCGAGGTGACATAAGGACCCGCCCACTCAGACAGCGTTTCCTGCTTGCCGGTCATTGCGCCGGTAGCAGGTGTAAACGCATTGGCTGCGCTGCTCATGGAGTTTGAGCCTTGATTTGTTGCTGCGGTTGCCATGTTTAATCCTCAAGCAAGTTTCTTTAGTTCACGATCAGCGCCGGACGGCTTGCCGCGCTTTGCTTTCTTTGCCCGAGCCTCAACACGGTCAAGCATTGCATAAAGTTTCCGAGCGCCTGCATCGGATGAACCATTACCAATCTCAGACACAACCCGGGCAGGAATCACAAACTCTCCATCTGCCAGTCGAGCCTCTTGGCCTGAACCTGCAAAGCGTGCAGGAATGGAATCGGATACACCATCACCGTTGCCCTTGAGGTATCTGCCTTTAGCAAGCATGGCGATACCACCGGGCATGTAGCCACCTGCGGCATTTGTGATGACCGTGGTGTTTCCTTCCCGAATCATGTCACTGCCAGGAAGTGTTACTTCGCCAGAGCCACCACCAGATGCGCCCCCAGACGTGCCACCACCCGTTGTGGTCGGTGCAGTCAAAAACTCCTGAGCAGTCTTTGGTGTGTACCCTGCATATTTAAATGTACCGGGGGTGAAGTAAGAGATGCCGCCTTGGCCGGGACGGTAGCCTTCGGGGCGCTGTTGAGCAAGAGGGGTCTGGGTGCGCTCATAGGTGAACTTCGGGATGCCACCTTGATAGCCAACAGGCTTTTGCTGTTGGTCACCCATCATCCTGTTGAGTAGGGCAGCAATACCACCAAAGGCCGCAAACTGTCCCGCCCTTCCTGCCGTATCGCCTGTAAATACCCCGCCAAGCGATTTAAGGAATTTTGCAAAACCAGGACTAGACAGTTGGTCCGTAAGACTCTTCAGTCCGTAGTCTGTGGTAGAGCCAAACGGAACGTCTCCTGCCCCGAAGTCCATGTAGTTGTCGTCAAGATTTCCCCAAACAGAGGTGTACTTTTGACCTGTCTCTGGATTGATCGGCATCTCAGCCCCTTCCAATAATCTTCATCAGTTCATCAATGGTGGCCGCCGGATTCTCATCCGCGAGCGCCATCAAACGGGTGTAGGCATCATCTGCCCCATTTTCACCGCCCTCACCCTCAAGGGCAAGTTCCATAGAACGACGAGCCTGTTCTTTTCTGCCTTGGAAATCGGTGACATCCGCCATCGACTTGGACTTGGCCCCAAACTGGACCGCGCCTTTTCCATAAAACACATCTGCCACCCCTGGCCGGAATGACCCCCCTGCTGTTGGTGCCTGAGCAACCATCGGCATCGGGGCTCTTGTGGGCCTCGGAGGGAATTTGATAACCGGCGCCTTGGGAGGCGTCACCGTTGACGGGGTCACAGTCGGTGGCGTGACCGTCGGTGGTGTGACCGGCGGAGGCACCACAGGTGGCGGCACAACTGGAGGCGGCGATACCGGAGGAGGAGGCGCAACAGTTGGTGGCGCCACTACCGGAGGTTGTGTAACCGGAGGTTCCGTTGTGGGTGCGGGCGCAGGTGTTGGAGCAGGAGATGGCTCGGGCGCCGGAGCAGGGCTTGGTTCCGGGGCAGGAGCGGGTGTCGGACTCGGTGCGGGACTTGGTGCCGGTGTAGGCGCCGGAGCGGGTTCAGGAGCAGGCGCCGGAGCGGGTTCGGGAGCAGGCGCCGGGGAAGGTGTTGGTGCAGGACTAGGAGCAGGCGCAGGCGATGGCGCCGGAGTTGGTGCAGGGCTTGGTGCAGGACTGGGCGCCGGTGTGGGCGCGGGAGCCGGTGCAGGAGACGGTGCAGGAGCAGGGCTTGGCGCAGGAGAGGGAGCCGGTGCAGGAGACGGTGCAGGAGCAGGGCTTGGCGCAGGAGAGGGAGCCGGTGCAGGCGATGGTGCGGGACTTGGGGCTGGCGCAGGACTCGGCGCGGGAGATGGTGCTTGCGCCGGAGCCGGACTTGGAGCAGGCGCTTGAGACGGAGCGGGTGCCGGACTCGGGGCTTGCGCGGGAGCGGGACTAGGTGCTTGAGCCGGTGCAGGACTCGGCGCAGGACTAGGAGCGGGAGCAGGCGCTTGACTTGGTGCCGGAGACGGAGCAGGGCTAGGAGCCTGGGCGGGCGCAGGGCTTGGCGCAGGGGCCTGAGCGGGAGCAGGCGCCGGAGCAGGACTTGGCGCTTGAGAGGGCGCAGGAGAGGGAGCCTGACTCGGCGCGGGTGAAGGAGCGGGGGACGGCGCAGGACTTGGCGCAGGAGATGGGGCAGGGCTAGGAGCCGGTGCTTGACTCGGCGCCGGACTAGGGGCCTGAGCAGGAGCCTGAGCAGGGGCAACACTCGGTGCCGCAGACGGTGCAGCAGATGGCGCAGCACTAGGAGCCGGTGCAGGAGAGGGTGCAGGAGAGGGTGCCGCGCCAACATCCGCCGCAGTCAACGCATTTCCATCACGGTCTACAGCAATAACCGTGTCTGGTTTGATTTTGCTCGACGGAATGTTTCCTTTACCGGCGGCGATGTTCTCCAGTTCCTTTTGAGTTACTGGATTGCCATCGTTGTCATAAGCAACAACAGTGTCTTTCTTGTCCTCTGCCGTGTCTTTCTTCTGCTCGGGCGTGATCTCAGGCTTAACCTCTGGCTCGTTTGCCGCCTCTTCTTTTGGCTTGGCAACGGGAGCGGTGCCGGGAGCAACAGAAAGTTGAAGTGCAGGAGTGACTTCCAACTTTGGAGCAAGGGCAGTTGCCCCCGCTGTCGGCGCAAGATCGGGTGTTGCGGTTGGAAGCGGCTGGCTTTCTATTGCGGAAATTTCGTTGGCCGCTGCGCCCGGTTTAAACACAGTCTCTACGCCGGGAACAGCCTCAATCAGCCCCGCCTGCTGAAGCGCCTGCATGGTTGGATCGTTGTAGGCTGCTTCTACCGGGAAGACACTGAGTTCTCCAGGCTGTGTGATGACGGTAGGACGTGAAACATTAACCGGCTGATTGACCGGAGCAGCCTCAATCGTCGGCAGATTGGGAACAGATGGAGTCTGTTGAGAAGACTGCTCTAGAGTGCTAATGGCATTCTGGGCAAGATTTTGAGCGCCACGTCCTGCTGCGCCTGCACCACCTTGAACACCAATTGAATACAGCGTTTGAACAGCAGCCTGACCTGCCGTCTTCAAAGACTCCTCAAGCGTTACGGGAGTTTTATCAACCCCGCCAAGTTGTGCAAACTTGTCAGCAATGTTCTGGAAAACAGAAGTAATAACTTCAGTTACTTCCTCACCCACGACACCCTTGGCCTTGTCAATGACATAGGCAACCATCTGTTGCGGCGTTGCGTTGGAAGGAACCCCACGCAGAATGCTCTTCAGGAATGGCACACCCGCCAGTTCCCCAACCAGTTCAATACTTGACTGAACCGCCGTACGCATGGCGTTCTGACTGGGATCAAGTCCACGCTCAAGTCCATCCTGCCATGTCTGATTGGCAGTATTGGAAACGCCAAATACGATAGACGCAGCAGGCCCACCAAGTGGCAAGCCCGCAGCAGAAATGATTCCTGACGAGAGTCCAGTTACCGCAAGCCGTTCATTCTCTGGCAGAGAAGAAAGCAACCGCTGCTGCTCTCTGTAAATCTCGCTCATCCGCCCTTCTTCTCGGGCCTTTGCGTCTTCGGACAGAAGCGGAATCAGACCTTCAGGGCCAAAAGCCAACTGACCGGCGCGAAGCATGCCGGACTCAAGTTGCGATGCAAGGTATTGCCCGGTTGCAGGGATGACTCGACCGGCAGACTCCAAGAAAGGAGAACCAACCGTAGGCGCTGTCATACGCCCAACTGGCGCTCCGGTTTGCATTCCGGTCAGGATGGACTCATAGTCCAACTGCTCTTCGCCAGGAGCGGGTTCACCCTGACGCAGAGGAATTTTTGCAAGAGACGCCGCAGCCGCCTTGGGATCGTATCCGGCGTAACTGCCACGCCCTGCGCCCGCGCCGTAGTCAATCTTGATTTGCGGGATCGGCATCTGAGTGACAGGCAGTCCCGTGGCCCGAGCGGTTGCGATGTCAATCGCATCAGGCGTTCTGTACTCCTTGCCCTGATACATGAACGTATCACTGCCAGTGTTCATGGCCTGCATGCCTGCGTCACTAAGTGACTTGGCTGCGCTCATGTCCGGCAGTTTGGCAACCCGCTCTTCCTCCATGAAGCGACGGTTTGCCGATTCCAGTTCTGTCCCGATGTCCCCGCCAAGGGTGTAAACCATCCCCGAACGGGCAGGAAACTCAAACGATCCAAACCCACGAGAAGCGGCAAGAGCGCCCGCTTCTTCTAGGGTCTTGACATCCATGCTCGGCTCAATCTGTAGAGCACGCTCAGACCGGATGGATTGAAAAACATCTTGCTCTGTTGGAGCGGGAGCGCGTGGCGTTGCTGCCAAAGCAGCATCTGCCGCCTCCAAGAACGGCCTTGAAGCCTTTTCATCAATTGCTTTGCCAAGCCCTGCCAGTTCTCCAAGAACTGAAGTGAACGACGCAGGATTGTTTAAATCGACTTTACTAAGTGCAACACCGGTCCTTGCCGCTCTTGCCGCAACATCCGCATCTGGGTGGCCGCTTAGATCACCAAGCGCAGAAATAAGGGTTCTTGGATCAACCTTGCCTGATGCCAACTGAGCGGCGACCGTGAATGCCCCTTGAATCTGTTTTGGCGTAAACCCAGAACCCTCCAACGACTTAGACAACTCAGAACCTGCCGCCGATGTAAATCCGCCAAGTGCTGCTTGTTTAAATACGTTAGAAAACTCGCCTGTTTGAATGGCGGTTGGGAGAGCCTGCGCCCCTGATGTTGCCGCGTTGATAAGGGACGTACCGGCTGTAGTGCCTTGCAACTCCAAAGCCTTGACGGCTTCTGCTGCATATTGACCAGCAAACTGACCGGCTCCCGCTGCCGCCGCACCAATCGCTGCCTGTTTAAATATGTCAGAACCTTCTGCTCCGGCAATAGCCGCATTGGCTGCACCAACAGCAGCGCCCCCAAGAGCCGCCGCGCCTGCCGTCTTTACTCCCAAAGCGCCCCCGGATAACCACGACCCTATCTGCGGAATGCCAAGTGTTGCCCCGAGGAATGTGACCGCCAGAGCAGCAGGTTTACGCCAACTCTCCGACTCATCGTATTTATCAACACCGGTGATCTTGCCCTGTGCATCCAGATCAACGTAGTAACCACTGTCTCCACCGGTTTTCAGATTCATCTGATAACCGATGATGTTTCCGCTTGCGTCTGTCCTTACGATCTGCTCGTAAGGCGTTCCTGCCGGAGCAAAAGGAAGCGCAGCGTCCGTCTTACCGGTCATCCCGGCGATGTCATATCCTTGAACGCCACCGTACCCACCTGTGGGCGAAATAGAAAACTGCCCCAGTTGTTTTGGTACCGCCTGAAGTCCTGCTTCGCCCGCATCTACAAATGCGTTCTGGCCGGTTATGTTGGTCTTTGCAAAGTTGATTGCATCCTGCAAAGACAGAACTGGAGCGCCTGGGCGGCTTTCTTTGGCTCCAAACTGAACGTAGTGACGCTTGGCTTCTGCTTCAGTATCAATACCGGCCTTGCCAAGATCGGGGTTCAGGCGAACATATTCCTGCCAATTAAACCCAGTTGGCACGCTTGAGAAATCTTCTTGCCTAAGCGCCATCTGTCCGGTTGCGTCATCAAAATATGACGTGCGGTACTGCTGCCCCCAATCATCAACTGCCTGCGGTGTTGCAGGCGTTTGTGCAGGAATAGGGGCAGAGACCGTTTGCGGACGAGCCGCTGCCTCTGCCAGTGTCGTCGGGGCAGATGCCTGAGCAAGTTGTTCTTCGGTGGAAAATGACCGTTGCTGACGAGCCATCTCAACTTGAGCGGGTGTCAATGCTCCGCTTTGAGTGGCCCAAGATTCAATATCTTGAATGGCAAACGGACTGACCCCTTCAAGACCTCCCCTTTCTGCGCCAAAGCGCAGCAGGTTGTAAACACCATAGGGAGACTGATTACTCAAAGCCGAGGCAATGCGGCTGTAATCGGGGGCACCGCTTACGATTTCTCGGAGATCGTCCTCGGTGTATCCGCTGTCTTCTTGGTAAAGCCGTGCCATGATAGACCTTGTTATCCGCGCAAACCACCGATGCCTTGACGCATCCTATTTGCATAAGCACTGGCTCGGTTTTCTACCCTGCCAATGTTTTGGCGCCCTTCGGATTCTTTTGTTGCGCCCGGCTCGCCAACAGTCGTGCCGGTGCCTCTTACCGTGCGTCTTTCTGGTTGCTTGTAATCATTTCCAAGCGACACCCATTCAGACTCTGGCGAAAACAATTGTTTTGCATCTTCTGAACCTTCTGGGAACCAATCTTCAAGGCCAAAGTTTACAACCTCACTTACCCCAGGCAATCCCAATAATCTTTGGTTATAAGCCCGAGCCGCGTCTTCTTCACCTTTTCTGGCAAATCCTTGTGTAACAAGTTTGACTTCTTTCCCAAGGGCATTAACCTCTTTTATAAAATCTTTTGTCCAATCAAATAGTTGATCGGCAGGAACGCCCCAACCAAGATAAGGATCAAGAGCAACAAAATCAGCCCCTGAGTTTTTCACCTCATTAAGCAGTTGATCGTTGGTTGCTTTTCCTTGGAATACTGCGTAAGGCGTAATCACAACACCGGCACGTTGACCGGCGGCTTGTGCATCAGCAATTTTGTTTTGAAGCGCTTCTCCAGTTGGGCTCCCCGGGTTCCAAAACAACTCGTCCGAAACAACAGCCTCATTACCACGTTGGAAATACGCACCGGATGACTTAATCATTCCAGTTGACCTATCATGCTCCGCATGAGTACCTGTCATCCAACTATCAGCATCTCCAAAGTTTGTAAACTCTGGACCACCGCCCGTCTGTCCAAACAGATCGGTGACAGTAAATCTTGTGCCAAGAGCATTGTTCCAAAGATTCACCGCATCCTGCGGTCTCATGCCCTGCTGAGTCACCCAATCAATTCCGCGACGAGTAGCCTCTGCATCATCTGCGCCGCCAGAGTAGATGTACTGTTTAAACTGTTCCGGCGAGAGGGTGGATGATTGCATGCCCGCCATTGTTTGAGCAGGCGGTTTCTCCCCCATCACTCGGTAATAATCTTCTACCGTGAAATCTGATCCGGGAAGTTGGCCCTGTATGCCTCCCAACGGTTTTTGAGGCAAAAACTCTTGTTGTGCGGTGTAGTTGGTAATTGGCTGAACAGGCGCGGTCGTAACTTTTGGAGGCTGTGGGGGAGGACTCACAGACCTTACCAAGTTCATAAGCGCATCTTCATTGGAAACACTTTTACCTTGCTGCGCCATTTCTAATTGATATGGCGTAAGTACTCCAGAAGATGTGGCCCAGTTGGAAATATCCCCCATGCTAAATGGAGAGACATCTTCTAAATTGCCACGTTCTGCCCCAAATCTAAGCAAGTTATATACGCCAAGAGGTGATTGGTTTCCGTAAAACTCATTGATACGGCTGTAATCCGGCACGTTTGCATTAGACTGCGCCTGGGAATTTGACTGAGCAGGATTAGATGTGCCGCCAAGCATATTTAGCAGATCATCTTGCGTGGTGTCGCGGTCTTGGAATAGATTGATTGCCATAATCTTATTGAGTTAAGTCCCAGAAAGCGATGGTGCCGTAGCACTCACCTTGCGGAGTTGCAGAATCCACCGTGCGGATGGCAAGCGTCAGGACATCACTGGCACCGGCCAAGGACACACCCAACTGCAAAGCCCAGTTGTAGCCTGCCGGATCAACCAAGGGTTGAGTACCGCCCGAACCGCTTGAAGACACATAGTCCGTCTGCACCAAAGTGCCGCCAGTCATGGCCGTGGCAGAGGTGTCCATCTCCACGTTGGTGTCAGATGAAACGGCAGACCAAGAAGCGCCCGTTAGTGTCGCGTTAAAGAACAGACCCACTTCGTAGTTCTGACTTGCGATAGGCAACAGTTGCATCCGGCCAGGAAGCACCACCGCACCAAGCGCCGTAGATGCCAGACGGATCGACACAACAGGTTTAAACGTCAGTTGGATGTTGGTCAGTTTAGTGGTGCGACGCGCCAAGTGGCTTGGAGAATACTGCTCGTATCCACCCTCAGAGATGACCGTCGAGCAAATCTGCTTCATGCTCGCGGTGGTCAAGTTGGACAGGTTCTTGATCTCGTACCGCACCGGCAGGATCGCCGTGGTCATGTAGACAGAACCAATCTCATTGGCGTTGGTAAACGTGTGGCAGACGATGTACTGCCCGTCGATTACAAACCCGGTACGCACCGAGCCCACACCCAACCACTCAAAGTCACACCAGAAAATCTGCGTCTTGCTTGGGTCTAGCGTGTAGCCTGATGCCCCGGTTCCGTCCAACTTGTCGCCGTTCCAGGCGGACTGAGGGATCGAGCGGATATCGCTTGGCGTTCCCGGCGTGGGCAGAGAATCAGAGCGCATGACCATCGACAGCGTGGTGCCGTTGGCCTCAAAGAACACGCCGTTCTGGGTGTTGAAGTACCCCACACGCTGCCGGATGTTGGCTGTGGGCGTGTTCATGGCGAAGGTGGCAAGCACCAACAGCCCCTTGCCCGGTTGGTAGGACATGGAGCGGAACGTCTGCCGCACCGCTTCGGAGTTGGTGGTGCTGTCCACCGACATCAGCACCGTAGATTCATTGGTCAGGAACGAAGTCGAAGCGCCGTTGACCGTGCTTGTATCGAACTGATTGTCAGGGGCGTAGCGTTGCTGAGAGTCGAAGAGCGTGTAGGGCTGACTGACCCGCAGCCGCCCAAAGGCATCCGTATTGGTGCCGCCAATGGAGATTGGGATGGGGGATGTCGTTGCCACGATCTGCCTCAGTATTGCGTCTAAACGGTTGAAGTACAGACGCAGGACGTTGTTGAACTGCTCCTGATAGCGCGAGTCGTAACCACCCGGCGCAAGGGGCAGGTTGGGTGGCGGCGGAACAATTGCATCTTCAATGAGCAGGCTCATCTGCGGCCATCCATCCGAACGTCGATACGGGGGGAGCCTAACTGCCACGCCACACCAAGCGCGTTGGATTCGGCTTTCATAATCAACTGCCGCCCGCGCACCCGGATGTAAACGATGTTTGTGAACTGCTCAATCGGCACCGTTGCCGACCGCGTGACCGCTGCGCTGCTTGAACCACCAAGAGACTGAGGGTTGTTAAACCCAGAGCCTGCGCCCGTCATTGGGATCAACGTCATGGTCAGCGACGGATTGTTTGCCGTCGAGCCTGTAAACGTCACGTCCGGCAGCATACGCCAGACAAAACCAAAGTTCTGCCCGTCTTCGATGTCGAACTCAGCGGACTCAATGTAAGCGTTGATGGCCGTGGGGGTTCCTGTGGCGTTATCGTCTACACCGTTCTCATGGAGAACAAGGTTCCCCACGTTGTTTCCAAGATTAGTGCCAATGTACGTTGCTGCAATGGGGAAGTCGAGCAGGCCGGAGTCAAGCCATGCTGTCCGGCCCAGGTTGCCGTAGTACCAAATCTTCTCAAGGTAGTTGTAAACAACATACCGATCATTGACGGTTGAATTGGCAGACGGGTAGAACCACCAGACCTCATTGAATCCTTCATTGGTTCCGGCGTAGACCTGAGCCGCCTGGGCTTGATTGAAGTCGCTGAACACATACCGGCGCAGATCGCAGGGCAGCGTTTGAACACGACCGTCGTACTGGTAGAACTTGTCTACACCCATCCAGTACACCACGCCTGATGCAATCACCGCAGCGTTCTGGCCTTCGATGGAGATATTGTCGCCAAGGAGTTGGGCGCCCCAGACACCTGCCTGCGCTCCAAGGTATTGGATGGAGTAGATGGCGGAGTCCGTGAAGACCACGATTTCCTGACGGGTCTGGACTGCCGTGACAATCTCCGACCCGTGAGACAGCCGGAGACTGCCTGCCTGATTGGTGGCCGATGGGGTCCAGTTGACCGCGCTTTCTTGATCCGACCACCGGATCAGCATTGGGTCAAGCGTTGCAGAGCCGTAGTCGTTGCATCCAAAGCAGAACACAAACCGATTAATATCGGAAACGTAAATATAGTTCTGCTTGGTCGGGACATCCGATGCTCCCGCCAAGGAAGACAGAGCCACACCCCGAGTGGACAAACTTGTTGAGGCATCCCAGTAGTAGATTCCGCCACCACGAGGACCAAAGATCAAGTCTTCACCAAAGTTGTCTTGACCCCACAATCGAATGGCCGTATTGGACGTGCCACCAATACCCCAGAATCCAGCCCCCCAAGCGCCTGCGCCCCATCCAATTAGAGGAACAGCAAACTCAGGCCCGACGTTGATCTGATACTGAGCCGACACCGCCGAACCGCCTGTAGCGCCTGACGCCACAGCCGAGGCCGTGGTGATGGTGTAAGAGTTGACGGTGACAAAGGTGATCTGAAATTGCCCGTTGAGGAGAGATGCGTAGGTGCCGGTGACTCCGCTAAAGATCACGAAGTCACCGTTTACACAGCCATGTGATGGGGCAGTCACCGTGACCGTCGTGGTGCCGTTGCCTGTAAACGGGTTGGTGCCCAGAGTGGTCGTCGTGCGGATTGGCGTGATGTCGTTGTATGCGCCGCCGTTCTCAAGGTAGAACTTAAGACTGGTACCAACCCCAACAATGTTGAGATTGCTAAGGGTCACCCAGTTCCACAAAGAACGACAGACACCAAGAAACGTGTTGCCAGAGATGCGGGTCCACCCGCCAATCTTCTCGGGCGTACCCTGGCGGAAGCGCACCTTGTCGCACTCATACCAACCCCGCTCTTCATTGGTGTAGCGGGTGTTCTCTTTGTTTACACCGGGCTTGAGCGTGAGTTTCTTCAGCGGCATATCGGTATTCTCCCGTCAAGACAGGAAAAGGG